GATACTGACGACGACCTGATAGTCCGTTGGCGCAACCTGCCAGACGCGGTGAAGGACGACCAGCGAGTGATTGATGCCGCGAAGAAGGCCAGAAAAGATATCAAACTCGCCGCCACGCAGGCTGCGAATCCCGATCTTGACGGGGATCACATTCCAATTCCGTATGAGGGCAAATGACATGACTGACACAGCACATAAATTTTTGGCGCGGATGCGAGATTACGGCGATGTAGCCTCGCGCTGCGAAGCTGCCGACTGGATCGAAGCCGCCATCGCGCGGGAAGCCGAATTGGCGCGGAAACTGCAAATATCGCAAACAATGCTGGAAACATACCAAATCGCAAACCGCAATCATCTGGTAATGCAGGTGTCAGCTAAGGAAAGCGCTACCGCTTTCATCGCTCGGGAAGCGGCGCTGCTAGTAGCTTTGCGCTACTATAGTGAAGGGACCGGCGACATGGGCGAGGTTGCCCGAAACGCGATAAAGGATGCGCCATGACCGACAACACCCGCGCCGTGATCGGCGACAACGCGCCACCATCGCCCATTGATCTGTGCATCGCGGAACATGATGACATCATCAGCGAAGCGCAGACGTGGTGCGACGGCGAGCCAGTCACCAACGAAGCGCAGATGAACGCGCTCGACAAGGTGATAAAGGCGTTCAAGACATACCGCAGCGCATTGGATAAAGCCGCGAAGGAACAGACCGCGCCGCCCTATGCGATTTGGAAAGCCGCTGTTGCCGGGGCCAAGGTCTACACCGACGATGCTGACCGCCTGCAATCCGCCATGATAGCCTGCGTCGGCCCGTTCAAGGCCAAGCTGGCAGCGGACAAGGCCGAGGCCGACCGACTGGCACAAGCCGCCGCATGGGAGGCCACACGCGCCGCCCGTGAAGCCGCTGCAAAGGCAAACGCCGGGGATATCGAACAAGCCCGCGCCGCTGCCGCTGCGATAGCCGAGGCCGAGGCGTTGCAACGTGCTGCCAATGCCAGCGCGAAGGACGTTGTGCCCGGAATGCGCAAGGTGACACACTACAAGGTCACGGATCACAAGGCGCTGCTTAACTGGATCGCCCGCAATCGGCGCGATGATCTGACGGCTTTTATAGACGCATGGGCTAAGGCAAATCACAAGCCGGACCCGGGCGCTGATGGGCTGGAAGTTTGGACGACAAAGGAAGCGTTTTAGATGACACATTCAACACAGTGCCAATCGTGCGGCAAATTCATGTCGCCCGGGTTGCCGGGAACATCATCTTGGCAAACGTGGTCATACGGCATGGATGGATTGCCAGACCTTCATGACCCCGTGCATCAGTGTAGCCCATGCACAGACAAGCACGGCTATGAATGGAGCAACTGCACCCCGCCATCTGCGTACCAATGGAGGACGCCTAAATGATGAAACGCCAACCGATTGAACCCGCACCGATGGAGGTTATCTGATGCGCCTCATACGCTGGCAGCAAGAGGAAACAGCGCGATCCATGATCCGCCAGGCATACCGCGAGGGCTTGGTTCTGGATGATGACGTGGTGGCGCGCGCCGTCCAGCTTGCAGGGCCGGAATTGGCGGGAATGATCGGGCGAGTGTTCACGCGCGACTTTACCGTGACGAGGCCCAACTGATGAAGTGGGATGCTATCGCAATAGTGTGTGGGTCATGTATAGCCGCAGAGGTTGTTTGGTCGGCTGTATCAGGTGATAAATTCGGCTACTCCGAAGTTTTAACGGCTGTCTTATCATCGGTTCTAACCGCTGCTGTAATCGCGGCGTCAGGCAACAAGCCGCAATGACCAAAGACAAACGCCCCACGCCTATCGTGCAGCTAACCGGGGGCAGGCTCACGCCTGTCTCCGCGTATGACCAAGAGGAATTGGCGGGGTTTGCCAACGGGGCTGAATTTGATCTTAAACCGCGCGGCAAGCGGTCTGTGCCCCACAACGGGCTTTACATTTACCATATATCCCGTTATGTTTCGCCTGTGTTAACCATGGGGTGCCAAAATGAAAGACCTATCGCACAACAAGCTTTGCGAAATTTGCGGCGCTGTTTTTTACAAAAACAAGGCTCACACTTTTGCATATTTTAACGCCGCAAAATTTTGCAGCCGCAAGTGTTCAGGTAAGAAATGGTCAATAATGGCGGCTGATGCTCGCCCGAAAAGCTTGAAAGACTATTTCCTTTCAAGGGTAATTCCGTCATCTGGAATTGATTGCTTTGAATGGCCGTTTGCAAAAGACCGCGATGGGTACGGGTTTTTTGGCTATCAAGGGCGTCAGCACAAGGCGCACCGGGTTTCTTTGATTGCGTCCGGGGTTTTGGTGCCTCGCGGGATAATGGTATGCCACAATTGCGACAATCCATCATGTGTAAACCCAAGCCACTTGTTTTTAGGATCGGCTATGGATAACTACGAAGACTGTGTATCCAAGGGTCGCCACACTAGAGGCGAGAGGAGCGGGCGGGCCAAGCTAAAAGATTGCGATATAATAGAAATAAGAAACAGCGTCCAAAAGGTTTCTGTTCTTTCAAAGAAATACAATGTGTGCGTTGCGACAATATCAAACGTGATCAAGAGAAAGACATGGGTGCATATATGACAGGCCAGACTGTCCGCCTAGTCGGACCATCGCAGCGCCACTTCGCCAAGCAAATGATCGACAGCGCCCCGCTCGGCGCTGTTGTCAACATCAGGGAAGCCACCCGAACGCTTGACCAAAACGCGATGATGTGGGCGCTGCTGTCCGACATATCCCGCGCCAAGCCACAAGGCCGCTGCCACACCACCGAGATATGGAAATGCCTGTTTATGGCGTCTTGCGGGCATCAGGTGCAGTTTGTCCTTGGCCTAGACGGCAACCCGTTCCCGGTAGGGTTTAGCACCAGCCGCATGAGTAAGCCGCAAATGGCGGACCTGATCACGTTCATCCTGCAATGGGGCGATGAACAAGGCGTGGCGTGGTCTGACAATGCCTGATCTCGCCGGGCGCGCAGGACTAGGCCCAAAGCCACCAAAGACGCCCCGCAAGGCCCATAAGCACTTGCCGCGACGATCCGCCAAGAAGATAGCCTACATGGCGTCACAGGCCCGCGTTGACGGCGTGGCGCACATGCTGGCGGTCAAAGCCATGTCATGTATATGCTGCGGTCACCCGCCGCCTAGTTCAGCGCACCACGTCAACGGTGACGGCAAGCCGCGAAACGATATGCGGGTGCTGCCGTTATGTTGGGGATGCCACCAAGGGCCGGGCGGATATCACAACGCCAAGGCCGCATGGGTGTCGAGGCACGGGCCGGATTACGGCTTGCTCGCGCGCGTCGATGTGATGTTAAAAAATACCCCCGGCGCTCCCAGTCATCACCGGGGGTAGTTGCCGCACTCGCCGATTCCACAAATCACGCGCGCGGGATGATTAGGCACATATGCGACCGGCCCCGATTTTGTCAACAGAAAAAGGCCGGGTTGATCCCGGCCTCTTTGGTCTTTGCGGTGCCGGTTACTCTGCCGCAAATGCAAACAAATCGCGGGCTTCTGCTTCCGCCATTGCCAGATTGCGACCGGCCATTTCCGCATATTCCGGCTTCAACTCAAATCCGATATACCGGCGCAACTGCTTGATCGCCATGTAGCCAGTTGACCCGACGCCGTTGAAAGGGTCCATCACCACATCCCCGGGCTTGCTGTAGAGGCGCAAGCACTTCTCGATGGTGTCTAGCTGGAGCGGGCATACATGCCGCTCGTCGTCCAATGTCCTGGCACCGCGATAGCCATTTAGCACCTTGCCTTGGTCGATATTCATCCAGACCGGAGAAGCCAGCTTTTGCCACTCCATCACGTCAAATTCCACATGCTTGAGAAGTTCGGCCAATACGGCATCATCCGGCACATCGCGGCACAATCCTTCCTTCCGCATGTGTTCCAGCCATTTGCGGGCGATGGTGATATGCGCGCCAGCATCATCACGGCCATGAGCGGCATGTTCGATCTTGTTTGGCGCAATGCCGTCCTTGCGGAAAAACAGCATATAGTCAGGCATCCCGACACGGTTCATCGCGCTGTCCTTGCGGATTTGCGCGTGAAGCAACCCCAGCGCCTTCGTCCGCTGCATTTCTACTACGGGGTCTTTCCAGATTGTCACACGGCCATGATAGATCATCCCTGCGTCTGTATGCGCGCGGATCAAATCGCCGGAAAAATCTTGCAGCCCAATGGCCCCGTCACGCCCCTTGCGCATCGGCAGGTCTGTGCAGTGAACGCATGTGATCCGGCCCGGCTTCATCACGCGAGTAAGGGCGCGGGCAAAAAACATGTATTGGTTGATGAATTTCGCGCCGTCGCCTGCATTGCCAAGGTCGCGCTCGCTGTCGGAGTAAGTGAACAACGAACCAAAAGGCGGTGAAAATATCGTGCAATCAACGCTATCCTGCGGCATTGCCTCCATGCCTTCAATGCAGTCTGAATTGTGCAAAGCCCACCCGGCCCCGGAATACTCTGGTTGTTTCGTGGTCATGCGGTCACCTCTGTTTTCAGCCAATCCGGGAACGCCAATTCCACGGGCCGGTTATATTTCACTCTGACGCCAGCCGCCGATTGGGCATTGCCCATTGCGTTAGCCATGCGCCGTTTCATTTCTTCGTGCTTCTTTGCCTTTACGTTAACAGCCTCCCATATGCTCATTTCGGTGTCGCTGATCACAATATCATTGCGCACTTGCTCGGTCTGCCCAAACCTTTGCGAGCGGCGCACCGCCTGATAGTGTTGCTCGTATGAAAAGCTGATCGAAGCGAAAACAGCATGGGCGCAATGCTGGAGGTTGACCCCATATCCTGCAATTTT